ATCTACTGTTGATGCCATACTACTTCCTTATAATATACTTACGTCTGATTTGTCTATCTTTTTCTAACGCAAATATTTCTTCTGTTGTTTTCTCTTCTTTAGTATCAAAGCCATAATGATTTTTAGAATCGTTTTTAAACCTATCTACTAATACATACCTATACACATAATTATCTTTTTTAAAATGTAATACAGGTTTTAAATCTTGTATTTTCTTCATGCACTCTAGGCGGTTCCACTCTCGCTTCCCCGCCTAAAATTTTATTTATTAGTCTAGAACGTATGTCATCTGAACTGTGATAAGTCCAGTTGCATCTGCTCCAGCAGTAGTTGCTGTAACAATTAAACCATCTGGTGCATCTACTAATGAGTTTTCACCCAATGCTGTAGTTGCTGCAATAGCTGAACCTGTAGCAGAAGCTGAACTAGCTGCTGCTTTGTATTCATCTACATCTAGTGCTACAGCAGTACCATCAGCTTTTGTGTAAGCTGCATGTCCTACTGATACAGTTGTACTTGAACCAAGTGCTGCATGATTTAATCTTCCACCAATAATTCTAGCACCATCTGGTAACTTGAACATATTGATAGTTTCTTGAGCTGCATCTGCAGTAAAATCTGCATAAGCAACTCTTACTCTACCATGAAGTTCAGTAGTACTGATCTTTGATGGTGAAGCCGCAACTGTTTTTGCGTATTGTGTTGAATTAGCCATAATTATTTCTCCTTTAAGCTATGATTAGTTTGCAAGAACAGAAATAACTTTCGCTTCTTCCATTCTAGTTGCACCGATTGTTTGACAGTAATACACTTGAGTAGCGTAAGATTTATCTGATCTTTCGTCTATTCTAGCGGTTACGTCTTTACCAATACCAAGTAAAATACCATCTTCTGCAAAGGCAATACATTGAGTATTTCCGGCTCCATTTGTAGTAAGTCTATTAGACACATGAAATTTGAATCCCATAAAAGAATCAATTTCACCTTGTACTAATGCTTTAACTGTATTGAAGTCAGATGAAGTAACAGTGGTGTTATTTAACAAATCTTGAATCTCTGTTGGAGAAACAACAATGTGTCTTTTGATTGAAGGATCAACGTCTCCTGCATCAAGTTTTTGTTTTGCTAAAGCTAATTTTGCTATGTTCATAGTATTAGCTCCACCAGTACCAACTGCTGTAATATTAGCTGCAGGTAATGCAACTGCTGTTCCACCAGATACTCCAGTGTTAGCTGTTCCAAGTGCTGCTGCAATAATTACATCATCCATTGCTCTTCCCATTGCATAAGCTGCTGCTTTTGCATAAGAAGAAGTTGGATCAATTAGTAATCTAACTTTGTCTTGTTGATCAATCAAATCAGCAAATTCATAATCTGCCAAGCTACATCTTCTTCTTGAGTGAGGTGTATCGATTTGTGGTGTATCAGAATGTCTGCTAACCTTTAGTTGAGCTGTTACTTTTCCAATTTGGTCAAAGTAAGCATCTTTTCCAACGATAGATTCTATTCTAACTGCGTCTCTTAATAGAGAACCCATTTGTTGTGATAACATTTGTATATTGGCAGAATACTGCTCTACAAATGCTGTTGTTATTTGTGATGACATATTTGTCTCCTGTTTACATTATTGTTATTATAAAAAACAGAATAGTTCTCCATCAATAATGATAGGCAATTCTTGGATTTAAAGTCTTTTAGACCAGAAGTCTATTCCTTCTTGTCAGCAAGGTTCGTGGAACTTGTCTTACGAATTTTCTTACCTACTATCCAATTATAATATTTTTCTGCGATTGGCAAGGGATCATTTTTCTGTAACTCTGTTCCTGTCTCTTTAACCAACCGCAATACTTCTAATCGAATTTCATTATCATTAAGATTGTTTATCTGCATTGAGCATCTCTCTTAATGTATAAACTTGTTGAACTATCTTATCGTGATCTGGGTGTTGTTTATTCCAGTATGGTCCATCAGTGTCATTAGTAATAGCTGATATTTCAGATTCAATATCTGTAACTGAATTTACACTTTCACTTTCAGTTGCAACCATTTTATCTTCTGACATCATACTAGCAATCTTTGCAAAACCTTTTATAATTTCTGGATGATCACCAACTCTTGTACCATCTTGTAATTGCATATCTAATACTTCTGGATTAATATTTGCTTTTGCTAATGCACCAGCTTGTTGTACTTTAGAATCAAAGTCTCTACCCCATTCTGATCTTAACTGTTGTTCAGATTGAGCTTGTGCAGTTTCAGTATCTATCTTTGCTTGTTGCAAAGAACCTTCCATATTATTTTTATAAAAATCTAATATGCCTTCTGCTTGTTTATTATTTAAACCAAGTTTGTGAGATTGTTCTGCAAAATTTTTTATTGCATTTTCATCCATATTGACAACATCTGATTCTACATTTAAACTATATTTGTCTGGAGTTTCTGGTCTACCTAATTTTGAGTAAACTTCATTCCATTGATCTTCTGTTGAATTTTTATTTGGTACAGCAACTTTATCTTGACCAATCATTCTTGTTGCATTGATATAAGATTTTGCTAACGCATCTATCTCTGTAAACTTTTCAATGTTTGGATCGTTTCTAAATTCTTCACTAATAGAACTTTTCCAACTTGCCGGAGTATCTCCGGTTGAGACAGGTGTTGCAGTAGGTTGAGGTGTTTCTGTACTTGTTGTTTCTACAGGCACAGTTTCTTGTGTTATCTGTTCTTCTGACATTATTTATCCTTATTGTTTTGCAGCATTGATTTAACAAATAGAATGACGCTGCGTTGTCCTTCCATGTAGGCACTTTCATGGCTATCACCTTTTACGTTAGTGGTAGAATGATAATGACATCTTTTTTCAAGGTCAGATAAAACTTCCTTACCTTCATCTGTACTGAATATAAATTTGTAGTTATTTTGTAATTGTTTTAAAAACTTTTCTAGTTGTTTTGTTTCCATACTATTCCACTAATGCTTTTGCTTCTTCTGGCAATGCTTTTGCTAGTGGTGCTATATCTCATCCGTCTTGTGCAACTTGTTGCATCTGTGCCATTTGTTGTTGTTCTGCTGCAGCTGCGGCAGCTTCCTCTCTTTCTGCATTAACTTGTGATTGTAACTTTAGTACCTTTTGTGGAATACCTACAAGATCAGCTACATGTTTAACAAGTGCATCAAAGTTTATGTAATCAAATACTGGAGCAACATTAGCAAGTGATCCTAATATTTCTATACCTCTAGTAATTGAAGAAAGTTCTGTAGACTTTTGTGCTTTAGCAAGTGGTGATACATATTCTATTTCTATGTCTTGACCCGATAAAAATTCTGGTGCAGGAGCAAATTGGTTTCTTCTTAATAAAATATTAAAGCATCTGTCTATTAGTGGTTTTAATAATTCTGATTGTAGTCTGCCAAGGACAGGACCTAGTAGTCTCATCTTCTCTTCGTTACGTTGGATAACTTCTGTTGCTGTCATTTGCGGACCTGTTTGTAACATCAGTTGATCAACATAAAAAACATTTCTAATAGCAGTTCTTCTTTGCTCTTCCATATTTAAACCTAGTGGATTGTTTGCACCAATGTTTAATGGTTCTATTCTATCTCTTGTACCACTTCTATAAAAGTTTAGTCCACCCGGTACAGTTCTTACAGGAAGCAAGAAGCCATCATCCGGAACTAATAGTGGTGGATCAACTTGTTTTTGTGCGGCTTTGATTGTAGTTTTTGACATTTCATTTAGCATCTTTACGTCTGGCAAAGCTGTCATTGCAGGTGATCTACCATATATCTCGTGTGATGCTTTTAAATATCTTGGCACTACGAAAGGAAACTCTTGGAAACCAGATACAGATAATTCATTACCACTATCCATTTCTATGTATACAGATTCAAATGGCATGTTTTCTGTATCTTTTAATTTAGGATTGTAATCTGATCTTGGATATACAACATGTAATATTTCTATTTCATTGTAAGGGTCTTTAACTGATTGTGCTTGAACATCTCTTGATACGTTTTTACCAAACTGTTGCATTGCTGCTCTAATTGATAATGTAAACTTTCTGTAAACTGTATCTATTCTACCTTTATCATCTTCAGCAATATATATTTCGTTAATGTGTCTTGTAGAAAATTTTAATACATCTTCATTATCTTCTTGGATGTGCATGGCTGCAGTACCAAAAGTAATTAGGTCGTGATACAATTCAAATATTTCTTGTTGAAAGTTTGATCTGTTAAATGCAGAGTACATAACTTCGGTTGCATCTTCTAACCAAAGTTTTGCTTCATCTTCCATTTCTAATGCTGAATCTTTAAATCTTAATGAGAACCAAGGTGTAGATGGATTAGTCATCATACCATGTAATGATGCTGCTAATAATTCTACTGCTTGTATTGGAGATGAATCAAAAATTAATTCGTTTCTTTTATCTCCTCTTGATCTTCTTTTGGTAACGTCAGCTTTTCTTGGTTGCATGTAGTCTGCAACTTCTTGCCAATGATTTTCCCAGTTAGCTCTTTGACTTCTTAACTTACCAAACCTTGCTAATAAATTTTTTGTTAAATCTGTTTTTGCCATTAAACTACTTGTCCTAATAAACTTTTCTTACCTAATGAATAATCTGCTGCAGTTTTCATAACACCTTGTTTAGATGTTAGTATATTTTTTGTCATACCTTTTTTTTTAGTTTTTCTTGGATCATATAATGTTGCTTCTTTTTTATCTTCTGCTACTTTTGCTTCAGTTGTTTGTACTGTTTTACCACCAACATTTTTTTGAACTATAACTGGTTGATTGTTGTTATCATTACCTCCACCAGTATTAAGATTATCTGATGCAGTTGTATAACCTTGTTTTTTTAATTCTGCTAAACCTTCTTTTGATCCAAGGTAAGAAGTATCCATATTAATATCATCACCTGTTAAACCTTTATCTTTAATAAATTTTTGTCGTCTTTCTAAATTCATTTCATAAGGAGTTTTTCCTGTAATACCTTTTATAATTGCTCCAGTAACTCCACCATCTTTTATAAAAGTTCTTAACTCATTTCTTCTTGAAACTTTTTTTGCATCTTTTGCAGTTCCTGTTTTACCTGTCTTAGTAACTAAACCTGCTGGTCCGACTCCTCCGCCACCTCCACCAGTTGATGCTCCTCCTGCTCCCATATTATTCTCCGAATGTTAGTGATGATTTAGTTTCTGATTTTGTTTCAGCTACTGTCTCATTCACTTGTGGTTTTACAATTTCGTTTTCAAAAATTTTATCTTCAGCTAGAATTAAAGGTTCTGCTTTTTGCTTGACCTCTTTTTTTACTTTTGGTTTTATTTTAAAAATCTTTTTAATTTTATCTAACATCTATTTACCTAGTAAAGTTTCTAATTCTTCTTCTTTAGATTCTTGTACGCCAAGAGGTGAAGTAAGTATTGTAGACTTTCTACCTCTTCTTCTTCTTTCAACTGCTGCCTGTTCTTTTGCGATAGCTTCTTTTTCCTCTGGAGAAATTTCTGCTTCTGGTGGTTCTGGTGCAGGTTGAACTGGTGGCAACGCTGGCATTTTTGGTTTGAAAATAGATCCCATAATTATATAATCCTGTAACTATTATCTGCTACACTTTGTGGAGCCGAT